AGTTTTTGGTGACCCAGAGATTGATGATATGCCTGGTAAGAACCCGGGCGTAACTCGTAACATTAAGCTTAAAAAGTCTGGTTCAACCCTAATGATGATGACTGCTAACCCACGAGCTAAGATTGAATCTAAATCTTTCCATTTGATCATTATTGATGAGTGTCAAGAAGCAGATGACTTTGTAGTGTCTAAGTCTATTAGCCCTATGGGAGCTTATTACAACGCTACTATTGTAAAGACTGGCACACCTACAACAAGTAAGAATAACTTTTACCGAGCAATTCAGCTCAATCGACGCAGACAGGCAGGCAGTAGAAATGCAAAACAAAATCACTTTCAATGGGACTGGAAAGATGTTGCCAAAGTCCAACCGAACTACGAAAAATTCATTAAAAAAGAAATGCTTAGAGTTGGTGAAGACTCTGACGAATTCCAAATGTCGTACAACTGCAAATGGTTGTTGGAAAGAGGAATGTTCGTTACATCAGGGATCATGGACGATCTTGGTGACACATCCCAAGAAATCGTTAAAAGTTGGCATAGGTCCCCAGTAGTTGTTGGTGTTGACCCTGCACGTAAAATTGACTCAACAGTAGTAACTGTTGTATGGGTTGACTGGGATAGACCAGACGAGTATGGCTACTACGACCATAGAGTTTTAAATTGGTTAGAACTTCAAGGTGATGACTGGGAAGAGCAGTACTTTCAAATACAGCAGTTCTTATCAAGCTATGACGTACTTGCTATTGGTGTAGACGCTAACGGTGTAGGTGACGCAGTGGCCGGACGTTTAAAGGTTCTAATGCCACGAGCAGAGGTAATCTCTGTTACTTCTAGCCCTACAGAACAATCAAAGCGTTGGAAACACCTACAGGCACTAATTCAAAGACAAATGGTTTCTTGGCCTGCACACGCAAAAACTCGTCGTTTACGTATCTGGAAGAAGTTTTACCAACAGATGACAGATGCAGAAGTTCAGTACAAGGGACCTAACTTTTTAGTTGGGGCCCCAGACGAAGCCCACGCACACGACGATTTTGTTGACTCTTTAGCCCTTGCATGCTCCCTAACTCAGGATATGGTTATGCCTACGGTTGAAGTATCTTCAAGTCCTTTTTTCTAAAAAGAATTACTTTAGGCCGACAAAACAACAAATAAAAGCGAGAATTATCCGTGAGGACCCTCAATCCCTAATCCTATAGGAGAAGCAAAAAATGGCAGTAGAAAATATCGCCCCAACACCTCAGTTCCCTGAGAAGGTTGGCGCAACATACGAACGTAAAATGTCACCTGCACAACCAGGACTTCGTGGTCCACTTCGCTTTGAAGAAGGCGTTGCTACAGACACAGATGTTCCAAACGATTTTCAGGTTGGTTTAGACCAGGGGTACGATACTCCAGCAGGTCGTCCAAACCACAATGTTAACGTTTTTGAAAAGTACCCAGAAGAAACAATGAAGCAACGTGCACACGTTGGTTCAGCAGCTTGGGTAGAGGCTCCAACATACCTTGGTGAGTTTGCTAATGGTAACTTTGGAGATCACTCTCAGGTTGTTATTGAAGAAGTAATTCGCAGCGGCTCACGCTATGAGCGCATGAACCCAGCTTCAGTAGTAGACTAAAAAGTACGATACAATATACCTGTTCCTAGCCCCTCACTAACCTGTGGGGCTAGGGAACTTGTATGAGGGAGAATGATGGCACAACCAGACAATCCAAAATTGTATAATGCATTGGAACAACAGGCTCGTTCTAAGTATCCTTCCTCTAGAACAAAAGGGTTGACATACGCAGCAGCTAAGTGGCTATCATCAGAATATGCAAAAAATGGCGGCGGTTATGTAGATTCAATTAAAGAAATTGATCCAAAAAAGCGTGATTATAAAAAAGAAGAATTAGACAAAATAAAACGCAAAAAGTCTGAAAAGAAACGTAACATTAAAAAACAAGGTTTTGTAGCGTAAGTGGGGGCACACATGAATACGAAAGTCAGGAAAGCATAAATGGCCGGTGGCATTGATTTTTCACCTCCGAGTTATAGAGCTGCATCATCTGATTTAACAATCTCTATTTCTCCTTTAGGTCTAGTAGAATTAGCAGACGAAGAGTTTGAAGTACACGGTCCACGACTAAACCGTTACTCACTCAACTGGGCAATGTACCTAGGGCACCACTGGTCTTATCGCCGTGAAATTGGCGAATCACAGATGGTATATAATTATTACAGAGCATTTACAGATTTTATTATTAACTTTACATTTGGTCGCGGAGCAACTTTCCGTAGCCCATCATCAACAGAAGCTATTGTTCCAGACGTTCTTAAGCGTGTATGGGAAACTGATAATGATAAGCATTCCGTTATGTGGGAAATGGGTCAGCAAGGCGGAGTATCAGGCGACTGCTTTGTTAAGGTAGCATATGAAGAGGGTTATGAAGATTCTGTTGGTCGACCACATCCTGGACGTGTCCGCATTCTTCCCCTTAACTCTTCTTTCTGTTTCCCAGAATTCCACCCACATGACCGTTCACGACTAATTCGTTTTAAGCTCAAGTATCGTTTCTGGGGTACCTCAGTAGAAGGCACACGCCAAGTCTACACATACACTGAAATTCTTACAGATGACCGTATTGAAGAATATATCAATGACGAGCTTATTGACTCACGTGCAAACCCAATTGGTGTAGTGCCAGTCATTCATATTGCAAATGTGCATATTTCTGGATCTCCTTGGGGATTAGCCGATTGTCACGACCTTATTACACTAAACCGTGCGTACAATGAAACAGCAACAGATATTGCAGACATTGTTAACTACCACGCAGCACCAGTTACAGTTATTACAGGAGCTAAGGCTTCAGCACTTGAGAAGGGCCCTAAGAAGGTTTGGGGAGGACTTCCAAAGGATGCGCAGGTATTCAATCTAGAAGGTGGCGGACAAGGCCTTGTAGGAGCTATGGAATACCTCAAGATGATTAAGTCAGCTATGCATGAGATGGTTGGCGTTCCTGAAACAGCTCTTGGACAAGTACAGCCTATTTCTAACACATCAGGCGTAGCACTTGCTATTCAATATCAGCCTTTGATGAATCGTTATTTGCAGAAGACAATCCAATATGGAAACGGACTTCAAAGAATTAATGAGCTTGTTCTCTTAACCCTTGCATTTAAAGAGCCTGAGATGTTTACTTATAATCCAGCAATTAATGGACCTATTAAGCCTAGCCAATTACCTCAGTTAGATCTTTCTCAGTCAATTACGTATGAATCAATTATTCATTTTCCACCTCCACTTCCATTGGATAAGCTAGTTGTTCTTAACGAAATCCAGCAGAAGATGAATATGCAGCTAGAAAGCCGTGAAGGCGCCCTACGCCAGCTTGGAGAAGAATTCCCAGATGAGAAGCTAGAAGAAATTCGTGCAGAACTTATTGCTGATGCTAAGGCTGATGGTGCATTGGCACTTATCAAGCAGCAAATTAACTCTGCTATTACTTCTCTTACAGGAATGATGCCTGATGGTACACTTCCACCAGGGGCAGCACCAGGAGATGGAACTGGTCCAGGACCACTTGGTCAGCCAGGAATTATTACGCCGTTCGAAGAACAGACACTTGCACAGATGCAAAATGAGCTTGTTCAAGGAGCGTATGCACCAAAGATTTCTCAAGTATCAACGCCTCAAACAGATACGCCAAATACTGAAGAAAGTAAGTAATTTAGGCAGACAAATTAGCAATAATTTGGAAGTCTAGTACCCAAACAACCACCATAGGTCATCGTGATATTTACTCGGACAACGACCTCTTAAACCTAAGGAATAACGCATGTCAGAAACATCTAACTTAGTTGATAGTGCAGTAGCCCAAGAAGCATTTTTATCAGAAGCCAACCCAACACAAACAACTAGCACAGTAGCTCAAACAAATCAGTTTGTTGAGCAAAAAGGTTATACAGACGAAGATCTAAAGCGAGTACGTGAGCAGGAAAAGTCCAAGCTCTACCCGCAGATTGATTCGTTAAAGGAAGAAATTTCTCTTCTTAAGAAAGACCGTGAAGAACGTTTAGCTGAAGCTACTCGCATCGCTGAAGAAAAAGAAGCTGAGTCCCGTAAAAAGGCAGAGGCTGAAATGGATGTTCGTTCTCTTCTTGAACAGAAAGAAAAAGAATGGGCAGAAAAGCTAGATATAGAGAAGGCCGAGCGTGAACGTGCATTTACTCTTCTTGATCGTGAACGTCAGTATGCAGAACTAACTGCATATCGCTCACAACGTTTAGAAGAAGAGCGGGATAGTATTATCCCTGAGCTTGTAGATCTAATCTCAGGAAATAATCCCGAAGAGATCGAATCTAGTATTGCAGGACTCCGTGAGCGCAGCTCACGTATCTTGGAATCGGCGCAATCTGCTATGCAGAACGCCCGTAAAGAAATGACAGGTAGTCGAGTAACATCGCCTGCCTCAGGACCTATGGACACTAACTCGGATCAACAATCGTTTACAGCGGATCAAATTGCCGCAATGTCGGTTACCGAATACGCAAAATATCGTGGGAAGTTGCTGGGATCAGCAGCTAACCAACGAAACAAGGGAATCTTCGGGTAAAGTTTTTACCTATTAAATCAACCTAACATATATGAACAAGGAGTAACACCGACATGGCATCAGCCGTAACAGGTACCGGCAATTTAGCCGCAGCACCTACAGCATACTCTGGCTCCAATAGCCAGCTAACACAAGCAATTCAGACCATCTGGTCTAAGGAAATTCTATTCCAGTCAATGCCTATTCTACGCTTCGAGCAGTTCGCTGTTAAGAAGACAGAACTAGGAGTTGCACCTGGTCTACAGATCAACTTCATGCGTTACAACAACCTCGGCTTCGCGGGTTCACTCGTTGAAGGCGTGCGTATGTCAACAAACGCACTAACAGCACAGCAGTTCTCAATCACTGTAGCAGAGCATGGCTTTGCAATTGCAGTATCAGAACTTCTACTTAACGCATCATTTGATGACGTTATGGCATCAGCATCACGTCTTCTAGGACGTAACATGGCTCTCTACCTTGATGGCCAGGCTCGTGACACACTCATGGCAGCTTCTTCAAAGATCTACGGTTATGACCGTGCAGGTCTTTCAGCTGCAAATGCATGGTACGATGCAGGTACTGTAGGTACATCACGTGCCTCAATGACTGGTAACTTCCACCTAACAACAGCAGTTGTTAAGGACGCAGTCGAAACACTAGCAACAAAGAACATCCCTCGCCTTGGTGAGACATACGTTGCTTTCATCCACCCACACCAGAGCCGTAAGCTTCGTGACAACCCAGAGTTCATCGAAGTAACAAAGTACGCAGCTCCAGGTAACTTCATGCTAGGTGAAATTGGTCGTCTATACGACACAGTATTCATCGAAACAACACAGATTGAAAAGGTAGCCGGCGGTGCAGGAACTTCCTACACAACCGACACAGCAGTAGCTCCAGGATCAATCGTTTACCCAACTGGTGGTGGTTATACATCTCCAGCAACAAAGACAGGTAACGGTGGTTCAGATCGCTACTCAGCTATCTTCATTGGAGATAACGCATTCGGACACGCAATTTCACTTCCTGTGGAACTTCGTGATGGTGGTATTCTTGACTTCGGTCGTGAGCACGCACTTGCTTGGTACGCAATCTACGGTCTTGGTCTAATCACAGATCAGTCTGTAGTTATCGCAGAAACCAACTAATAACTTAATAGTGGTGGGGCGAGGTTAAGCACGGCCTGAAATAGGGCCACACTCTCGCCCCACTACACCAAATTAAAAACAACCTATAGGAGAATAATAATCGTGGCAAAAGCAAAAGTAACAGACGTCACAGGACGTCAACGCGAAGAGCAAGTTAAGGCTC